GCATGCCGTCAGAAGTCAGCCCTTGTGCGCTGTAAACGGTTTCACCGTCATCGTCTTTGACCTCCACATGTCCCATGCCACGGGTGATAGAGTCGTAAGTTTGAAAAGCCTCCAACGCCGTCCCCACCTGTGCGAGGAAGGAGTTTGATGTGTAGTTTGTCAGGGCTATTTCAGCCCCGTCAGAAAGGATTAATCTCATATTTTTCTCCTTTAGAGGGGGATTTTACTCCCCCTCATTGATTGTATATCATTTGTCCAAAATGGACAAATTGTGGATAACTTTAGGTACAGAAGCCGAGAGCAACCCCGCGATTGTAACTGGCATCGGTGCCGCTCGTATAGCCACTGGTATCCACGTTACGGAAACGCGTAGAACCGTCGGTAGAACGCAACCACCAGTTGCCCGCAGAGCCATTTCTCTTCTTGATTTTCGATGTAGCATTAGTAAACTTACTACTATAAGTAGAACCAGTAGATTCATATGTAGTAGTTGTCGGGGATACTTCATGGTTAGAAGGAATCCAAACATCATCAGTAGTAGTCTGACCATTAACTACAATAGCACCGCTATAAGTAGAAGAAATCTTTGTAACGGGCACAATTGCATTACGCACCGTCTCGGGAATCAGCGGCTTGATGGTGTTCTTGAGGTAACTGCGCATCTCCGATTGCTCCCATCCTCCTGCGGTTGTGGATGTGCTATTCATATTATGCGCAGTATTAAGTTGGTCTTTACTTATCCACGTAATCTTAGCCTTGCCTGTACCATCAGCCTTATCATCCGTATCAAACGCTACTATCTCCATCAGGTGCTGACCTTCTGTACCGAGGTCAAGCATCTTTGTATCACCGATTGAGTATTTGGTGGAGTATGTGCCATCCTGCTCTGCGGCGAAGATTTCTGACCAAGAATCGGTGATGGTTTCGGGTTCGAGGCCGAGGCAGAAGCCGAGGCAGACACAGTAAGTGTAGGTAGCACGGTTGTAAGCGTCAATGCCACTACTATTCACGAGACGGAAATGTTCAGCGGTTGACGCCGAGCGCAACCACCACACACCTGCTGAACCGCTACTGATATTTTTCTTTATTAAGTTTGAGTAGATTTCATAGATTTTACTGTAAGTAGCACCCTGAGACTCATAATAAGTAGAAGCCGTACTGAATATCTCATGATTAGAAGGTATCCAGATTTTCTCTACTGTAGTCTGCCCATTTACTACTACTGCACCGTTCTCATACGTACTCTGAATCTTGTTGACATTTTGCAATCTTGCCGCAACATTTGATGGAATAAGAGGGAGTATCGTGCTGTTGAGATATGTTCTCATACCAGACGCTTCATATCCACCTTCTGTTGTTTTGGTACTATTCATGACGTGCGCAGTCGCAAGCAACTCCTTCGCAATAAACGTAAGAGGTGCTTTACCGCCGCTTGCAAGGTCATCCTCGTCCATAGCAACTATCTGCATATTGACAGTGCCTTCAGTACCCAAATCCAAAGGCTTATAATTGCCAATCTTGTATTTGGTCTTATATGTACCCGCATCAATACTTGCAATGATGGTATCCCAACTATCAGTGATTTCCACGTCCTCAACAGGACTACCGAATTTAGCAGTGTAAGTCGTGTTGGCGTAAATAGGTGCGAGTGCAGGTGTCCAACCTTCAAAAGGATAATCCTCTGCGCTACCCTGCGTACTGGTAGGTGTTGCACCGCCATAGGTAGGAGTCGTGCCCTCTGTAAATTTCTTTGAGTACAGCGTGCCACCGCCATCAGCAGAGGAGCGTACAAAGGTAGCTGTTGTCTGTGGCTTGTACGTGGCGTTGATGGTCGTGTTGCCGGTGATAGGTTGTGTGAGGTCTCTGTCCCATCCTGTAGCAGTCTGACCATCGTATGTGGGCGTAGAGCCGTCATAGTGAGGCAGTGTGCCCCATGCAACGCCTGTGTCTGTCTCGATGGTCGTGCCGTTGTTGAGCCATGTGACGGTATAGGTCTTGACGGTCTTTGAGTAGGCAGGATAAACGGTGCGGTCTGCAATAACATCTGTGGTTGCTGATGCGTCCGCTGTCTCTGCGTCTGCTGTCTTGCTCCATCCAAGGGCCGTGTAGCTGTAATGTCCGTCTGCGCTGTCTGGTTTGGAAGGAGCAGAAGGGATGGACTCTTGAGGCACACCGTTGAGGCAGGTGATTGTCTTGAGGACTGTCGTGTTGTCGTAAGACATGAGGGTCAGCGTGGACTCAACGTAGTCTGCCGTGACGGTGATGTAGGGATAGCGGGAGTTGTAGGATGCTATCTGCGCGCCTGTCAGGGATGTTGTATGGATAGTACCGGAGACCTGTGCGGTGTCGTAGTCGTGGTACATCCACTCGCCGGATGCCCCACGCTCACGGCTGACTCCCTGCATGGTGTCGAGAATATTCAGAAACCCTTCTATCTCAAGTGCATTTTCACATTCAAGGTAAAGCCCCTGTATGTTCACCTGAGAGTTTGGCTGTATCTGTGCCAGAACGTCTATGGGATCTATTATACTCTGTTCCATGTTAGAAAGCATCAGACGTGATACATTGGAAAATGACGGGCACTGAAAATCAGTCAACTTGCTCAAGTTTATAAGCGTGAGCGTTGCTATAGTGCCTGGCAGGTGGAGCGTTTCTATCGTGCCTCCTTCCGCAAGGTCTACGCCAGTAACCGCTGTCCCGTCGAAATACGCCTCTTTCAGCCTTGGACTTCCTTCGAGGTTTATTGGGATTGCGAGATTCGGGCAGTTTCTCAGGTCCAAATACTCAAGAAGAGCCATGTTCCTCACGTCAACAGTAACAAGGTTTGCATTACTGTATCCGGCGGATGCATTGCCTATCTGGAGCCTCCTAAGCCTTGTCGCCTTACTCAGGTCATACTCGTTTCCGTACAGTCCGGAAAGGTCTCCGAGGTCCGTTATCAGGTCGGCAGAATAGATCCACGTCTCCATCTCGGTGACTCCCGACTGCGACTGGTAGGTGAAGGTCTTTGGGACGTTCGCCGTAGTCCGCTTCAGGTCGACCGTTGTGCCGCCGCCAAATGAGACGCCAACATACAAGTCTATTGCCGGAGTTATCGTTATCGAGCCGCTGTTGAAAACACGCAGTGAAATGATGTTGTTTGCCGCATCGCCTGTTACATACTTACTGTCCATATACCGGAATCGGTTATAGAGCCACCATTTCCGCTGTTCTTTTTTACTGCCCTGAATCATTGTCAGGTATCTGTCGGTCCGCACGAGCTGTCCCGTGGTCTCGTCTTTGGTTACGGGGTCTATAAGCGGTACGAGCTGTTTCTCGTAAGCGTCCTCGTTATAAATTGCTTCGGGCCAGAATCCCTGATGCTCTTCGGCCCTGGCCTCTATCGCCGCATAGTTCCAAAGGCTTCCTGTCCGCAGGCTTCGATACATCTGCGTGATTTCGCTTCTGAACGTATCTCTGAAGTTTTGCCACAAAACAGAATCCTGTGCATTAAAAACGGGGGCGTCTTTGCCCCCGTCGTCTCCTCCACTTATGATAGAGGATACTGTGTCTGTATCTTCCAGTGCATAACCAAACATCAACACGCCTGAGTTGTTCGTACCAAGCGCTGTATCCATGTCGTATGGCTGGAAGGTTGCTTTTCTTTGTAATGCCATTGTTCCTCCTTTATATCGTCGACCCGTTGAAGCCTACGAACATGTTCTTGGCTCGTGAGTCGATCATGAGGAATTGCTCCGTGAAAATGTAGTAAAACGCCGCACTTTCAACCTCGAAGTAGTTAGAAAACTCCGCTCTGAATTTTGAAAGCCTGTATGCGGCTGTGTCTTTCGTGAATGTGATGAGCTTGTACCCTGTGGTCGCTCCATCCTTCATTTCATCAACAACTGTGTAACTGGTATCGTCCGGATATGGTGCAATCGTGGCAGTACCGAATATCCGGTATGTAACTGACTCTGGCAGGTCTTCTCCGGTAGCCGTGTCTCTGCGTGTGGATTTTACCCACGACAGCATTTCTTTCAGCTGTGTGTAGTCTCTCCACTCATCCGAAGGGAACCTTGCTTCAAAGTCGTCATACCATGTCGGATAGTATGTCTGTTTGACCTCATCCCACGACTGGCTCGTGAAATCGTCGTCCTGAAACTTGACGTTTGCCGAGTTATTTCTTTCAAATTCCCACGATTCCATGTTTCCTGAATACCCCAAAGGCCCTGGACAGCGTTTTGGCAGGTTAAAATTAAACTTCAATTCTGTTACTTTATGGCTAATTATCTGACAATATGATAATGCCAATGACCTCTGTCAGTCAACAGAGGCGGGGGCGGTTCTTCTTTAAGTGGTCTGGATACCTCTGACCGCCCCTCTGCGATTTCATGGTTGTAGTTATTTTCGCAGTTCAGACTGTTGCACAACTGCTTCCGCAGTCCCTTTTCGCTCAGTCGTTGTTGGCGAATAATCCTCAAAAAAATAAGGCACACTAGGTTGCCTCGAAATTTGAATCCATCTGGTTATCGTCGATTCCCTAACCCCAAAGAATCTGGCGGCTTCAAGTCTGCTGTTGAAAATTATCTCTGTTCCATCAGCAGTATTTATTGCCCTCACTTTTTTCATATGTCCGAGGGACTTCCTTCTTCTTGTTTCTTCTGATATGTTTTCGGAGCTGTTGGCACGCCCTATCTTCCGCTTCGTTTCTTCCGGCATTTTGTAACCTTTGCGTAGTCCCTTATGGGCTTCGCTCTGTTTCCTACGGGTTTCTTCAGAAACGCCTTTTTTCAGCCTCACTTCTTTTGCCTTTTCAAGCTGTTTCAGCATTTCCTGAAGACGTTTTGGCGTAGGGTGCCATCCAACTAGTCCGCTCCCACCGTCTGTCAGGTTGTAACCGTATGACGGTGACTTATAGCGGTTGGCGTTTGTCTTGTACTTTTCGATATAGAAGCGTTCTTTTTTGCATGCTTCTTCATCGCTTATATCGCCCTCAAACAATATCTTCGTTTTTATGTTTTCCGTTCCGTATTTCTGTATTGCGTCCCACATGAGTCGGCATGTCTTATACCCTGTCCACCTTGCGCCTTTCCTTTTGCTCAGTGGCCTGTTCGTTTTTCCAACATACTTTTTCCCGTTTGGAAAAACATGCATATAGATTATGTAATGGATACACACCTCCTTTCGGGGGTTATGATGGATGTGGATTATTCTTCCAAGGCGTCACCCTCTTCAGGAATTTCGCCGTATATCAGAAAAGGTTTTACTTGGGCAGGTTTGTTTACCCAAGAACTTTGTTTCTCCCCCGACTGTATCGTGCCAGAATACAACCGTTGGAATGCCTTCAATGCCCCAACGAACGAGGCTGTTATCCTTCATTTCTTGTGTCTTGTACGGGCACAAATCGTTGTACAGCATTGTCAGGCCAGTGTTGTTCCACCCCTCCGATGATGCAACGTCTGCTTTCAAAACGAAGCGGTTGAATGGGATATGGCCGGGGATTATCGCATACGTCGAAACTGTGCCGTTCGGCGTCACAAATCCCTTCTTAAACTTCAAGTCGTAATTTTTCCGGTAGTACACGCTGGACGATGTGCCCTGTGCGTCTATCTCCACTCCTTCAAAGGTGAAGCTACGTGAAGGATGCAGAGGGTCTGTATACGACCCTGTTATAGTCTTCTTGTCTCCCTTAAACTGCGGGAGCTCTTCTGCTTCCAGAATCCAGTAAGGCAGGTTGCTGGGAAGGTTCGCAGGTGTAAGACCTCCATAAGCATCGTATACATTGTTGTGTGAGTATCTTTCGAGCATCAGCTCACCGTTCTGGGTGTCTGCGATCCAGTTATCGAGGACCTGCTGTCTCGTCAGGTTGTTGTCATATATCCTTATCGTGTAGATGTCCACGCCGCATGCATCAGACCCTATAGTGATATTTACAGGGGTAAGCTGGCTCCAGCGTTCGCCTGATGCATACTGGATAGCTCTGCTCATGATGCCGTTAATGTATACGAGGACAAGCCTGTTCTCGTTCTGCTTGTCTACAGTAACCGTCAGCCTGATATGCTCGTTATCCTTATACAGCGTGCTGATTTCTGTCTGTGCTCCCCTGAACGTGATCATCTGCGGGGTGACTTTGAACCCTATGTTGTCAGCAAAGCAGGAAATGATTTCCGCCGAATAGTCTGCTACGTCTCTCGTTGCGAACTCTATCTCTATCGTCTTCCCGCTCGTCTTAAAGTCTTTGGCGAACGGCTGATAGGCTATGTTCGCCCTCGCAGGTCCAAACAGCCTGAGCACATTGATGGCATCTCCATCAGTCTGCCAGCCATCCCTGAGCCACGTGAAGCCTGACAGGTTTGCAGATATGCCTTCATACGTCCATTGGCTTCTCTCTGCAGGGTCCTCATTGTTACTTCGCCCTTGTGCGGTCAGGTAAAGCATGAGGTTCTCTGTCTCTGCTTCTACGTCTATCTCAGACTCCTTTACTTCGAAGCTCAGGATTTTCTCCGTATCACCACTCACTATCTTGATGGTCATCTGGCCAGGCTCTGTCAGCTTGACGGTATAGCTCTGTTCACTCCGGTCTACCGTCTGTGTCGTTGCAAGTGCACCATTGACATAAATCTTTACCTCTGTGCTAAGCGACTTCGGATCGTACACTGTGTAAGGTATCGGGACCGACGAAAACTGGTCTGCCTCCGCCCTGTTGAAAGAGCTCGTGATGATTACCTTGTCATTGAGCGGTTCAAGACAGACTATCTCGTAATACAGCTCGTTGGAACGTACAGTCTCTCCGTTTATATCCGCATCGAAATAGATGAGCAGGGAATGTCCTCCGTGCTTCTGCGCAGGAACACTCAGTACAATCTGGCGATTGCTGATACTGGTTGTCTGAGTGACCTTTTCCACTCCATCAACAAAGCAACGTATAGTCTTTTCTATAGCACCAACCGGAGTGACAGGTACATTGATAGCGCTTGTATACGGTGCTGTAGTATCCAGTGTCGATGATATGGAAAGGGCCAGACTGGTGATATTGAACACCTTCGTCTGGCCTTGGTCATAACTGTCTGATATTCTGATTTTTATCTTGTTTGAGCCTGTGTTGATATATGGCGTGAGGTTGATGTCTACGTCTCCCTGCGCTACCTGATAGGTTGTGCGGACCACATCGTTGACTGTTATCCTTACAGCTCCATCTCCTGTAGGCATACCGTCTTCAACAGACGACCACCTCATTTTTACAGATACGGGCGTTCCATCCGCTATGCTCTTTGCGTTCCATCCGCTCAGATTCTCAACGGTGAGGATGGCTTTGATGGTCTCTCCGCCACCACCGCCTCCTCCGCCTCCGCCACCTCCAGCAAGCGGAATTCCGTTCTCACTCCTGATTCCTTTATACGTTGGATAGACGTAATACGTGTCGGGGTCCTGTTCCAATCCGAGGTCGTCCGGATCTATGCTGACATTCTGAAGAGCGTCTTCAACACTCTTCATGTGGTTGTCGAGCTGTGCCATGTGGTTCTCGGCATTGTTGGCGGTGTTGAGAGCCTGTGAAGCAATCTCCTCTGCATTTGTTGTGATTGCTACTATCTGCTCACCCTTTCGGTTGATTTCGGCAATCTCCACTTGATAAGCTTCGTCTACACTAGCGATAGCTTCATCAACTTTCTCCTCAAGCTCGGCGGCTTTGTCGTCCAATGCTTTTTTATCTTTGTTGAACGTAACGCCTATTTCCTGTTTTGCCGTCTCGATCGTGTATTCAAGAGAGCGCTCTTTCTCGCGAAGCGAAGCATTTATCCGTGTGGCCTCGTCCTGAACATCTTCTTTCGCTTTTTGGGCTTCTGTCCTGAAATCCTCACTGGCCTCATTGATTGCGGTTATCTTTTCCTGATACGCCGTATCTATTTCATTTTTCGCCTTCTGAGCCTCTTCTG